AACATTTCATCACGTAAGAAGTTTACGTCATCTATTGCATTATACTCAAGACCCTTTAATGTATCTATTTTAGTATTTGATGAAGCACCACGTTGAGGAATGTAAAAATCTTCCATTACATTCATCATGTTATACTTTAAATTATATTCACCTGTATTTTTATCAATATATGGTGTTTTTTGCATTTTTTGCTTTAAACGCTCCATATATCCATCAACCTCATTTGGAGGTAAATTACCAATATCAACATAAAACACACGTTTTTCTGGGGCGCGAGTAATACGATGAAGCATCATCGCATCCTTCATCAAAATGTATTGTTTGTAAGTTTTACGAGCAGGCTCTATATATGAACGTCCATAAGGAAGATAATTAGCATCAGTTAATAACTAAAATGCGCTATTTCATAGTTTTCAAATTTAATCTTACCATCTCTATCCTTAACACGGCTATTAATACCACCAGCCGCAATAACCATTGGGTCAATCTTGAAACAAACATAGGATGGATTTTGAGGGTCCATACCTTCTTCACGAATCATATCATAAACTGATAATGGTGTTACATTATATACACCAAATTTTTCAGCTATCTCTAGGTGAAGATAAAAATCACCATATTTACACATATTTCTAATCCACATCCATAAATTAAATTCAACATTCAATACATCGTAGAATAAATTATATAATATGCGTTGTACATTTTCATCTGAAGAACGAATCTGTAATACTTCGTGTGCTTCGTTTTTTAATGTTGCTTCATCAGCAACTATATCAAGAGTAGAAGCAATAATAGGTTCTGTATCCATTGCTTCATAGTCAGTATATAACTGAATACGAAGTGTTTGGTAGTTCATTGTTGGGTTGTATGGCATATTAGCGCCATAGCGGTGTAACTTAGTGAACCTATCTATAAGAGCATTGGTTTTTACGTTACCATATGCTTGTATTCTATCAACATCTATTGTTTTTAGCTGATTGCCGCCTACGTTTCTGATTACTACATCAGTTGAGAATAAACGTCTTAATCTACTAAATAATCCTGTACCTGTATTTTGTTGTTCAGCCATTTTTGTTTTATTATGTCAATAAATATTTATTAATTATATTAGCCATGTAATATCTTCAGTACCATATGGGGTTTCTATTTGATATGGATTTGGTACACCACTAGGCATTGAGGGTACATATCCTTCTCGTGTAACAGATATACTATCAATTGATCTTCTAGTCATATCCATACCTTGTTGAGCAAATCTTACACCAGTATCTCTAGTAAATAATCCAATACCTAACGCTATTACTAAATCATCATTATAGCCATTTTGTGCTTGTGCTTTACCATTTTGCCAAATGAATACACGTAGTTCTTCTAATAATCGTTTAGAGCGAAAGGTAAAATGTCTATCTCGAATATACGTCTCCATTTTAGAGATAACAAGAGGTCTTGTTTTAGCTGAGTTAGTAAATCCTGGTACTGTTTGGTCGTTTTCTATTTTAGACATCCACTTATCAATATTCATTTCACCGTATGCACGAGGAGAATAGTATAAATTTTGATATCCTTTTTCAATGATGGTATTAATAACATCCCAGCCGATATTAGCGTTTTCAGGAACTAATAAAGCATTGTTATATTCAGAGGCAACAGCTACTAACATATTACCAAATTCTCGTGTACCTATTTGTGATTTATATTCAGCAACTTGTTCACATGATTCCACATCGATAACATGGAATGCCGAGTAGTCACTACCATCACCGCGAGCGACGTCAGCAGATATAATATAAGACTTACTATAATCAGGATACTGCCAAATCCAAAAGTCACCACCCATAAAGCGGCGTTCAATAGGTTCTTGGATAAATGTTTGTTCATAGAATGATAGATTATCAGGTTCAATTACTGAATTTCCAGAACCTAGGAAGTCACAATCATATTCTTGAGCAAATTCACGTGGCGACATATTAACACGTTCACGTTCTTCCCAAGCAGCATCTCTATCAGGATGTAAATTCCATTTTAATTCTATTGCTTTAAAGTCATTTTTACCGATTTGAGCTTCGGTATACATTTTATGGAACCAGTTACCAATACCATTTGGAGAGGATAATGCAATAATTCCTCCACCCGTTGCGATGGTTGGTTTAATACTTGTGTATATTTTATCAATACCTTCAATAAACGCAGCCTCATCTATTAGTAACAAAGATACAGCGTAAGATCGACCAGCATCTGATGCAGCGGATGTTGCTACAATTTGGGAGTTATTTGATAGTTTGAGTGAAAGTTTATTATCCGATATTGGTTTTTGATTGCCACGAAGCCAAGCTGGTAGGTTATTATACATAAACTGTACTTTTTCAACCATACCTTTAGCGGTTTCTTGCTTTGTAGCTATACACAATACCGTTTTATCTTTATTGAATAACATTGTCCATAGTGAATATCCTGCTACTAAAGTAGATATACCTAACTGGCGTGATTTATTAATAATAGAAAAACGATTTTGTCTAAAAGCACCTAATGTTGCTTCCTGGAATGGGTATAGATGAAATAATACTCTACCTTTTACGGGGTGAGTAATGTAGCAATATTTGCGAAAAAAGTGAATTGGATCTGTAGCACACTTTATATATTCCTGTTTTATTATTTCTTTAATGTTAGCTTGATCAGCCATATTATATACTATTGGTTGTATATAAATATATAGAAAAAAGCTCAACCTACGGGGTCGAGCTTGCACCTATGGTCTAGATAGGGGTCCTATGGTAGCAGGACGATTATTTTGTTATATAAAAGTATGTTAAAGCACCTAATCCAGCAACTAATGTTATTTTAGTAAATGTAAGTTTAGCTTTAAGTTTTTTATTTTCTTTACGAAGATCATCAATCCACTGTTTTTGTACTTCAAATTTTTGTTGTTCATTTTTTATACGGTCTTCGTACATTATACCTTTTTGAACATGACCTTCAATAATTTCATCTTTCATAGACGCTTTAGCTTCAGTTAACACAAGTTGTTCTTTAGTTAACTGATGAATTGCTTTTAAACTATCACATCCAACTAATTCTTTAGCTACTTTTTTAGCTACTAGTGTAGGTAATTTAATTGTATCTTGTAATTTAGTTTGTGATTCAGCAAGAATAGGAAGTAACAATGTTATAAATAATAATATGTGTTTCATCAATATTTATATCTTAATTTAAAAAATGAATCTATTTGTGTTGGAGTATATTTATTTACTTTTATACCTAAATTTTGATAGTAATTGTTTACTTCAGTCTTTTTTATATCTAAACCTCTAATTGCATAATCAATACTATCAATTTGAAATTTGTAAATAGCAATTATGCTATCAATTTGTCTTTGTTTAGCAGCTAAATCAGCATTCGCTTTATTAAGTATATCAAGCTCTAATTTATATTCAGCAGGTATTTGTGCTTTAGGAGTAAGTAAAAGAATCATCCAGTATGTTATAAAAAGAACAAGTGCTATTAAAAAAATAATTTTAATACCATTTTCATTTTTTTTAACAAATTGTGTTACTGGTGAAAATATAGATTTTGTTTTAGGCATAATTTATATTATTTAATTATACCAGCGTAAAATTGTAACCTACGCTTTGTATATTCGTCAAATCCCTTAAATCCTTCAGCTATTGGTTCTTCATCTTCAATATCTTCTATTTCAGGAGCTGTTTCTTCTTGTCCTGTTTTCTTTTTTAAATAATCAGAACTAGCTACTAATGCACTAATTCTATCTTCTAATGATTTTTTCAAATCTTGTAAACGCAATAATTCAGTTGATGGTTTATCTTTAATATCACCTACTGCTGTTCCTTTACTACGTTTTAATTTTATTATATTACTTTTTGTAGCGGTTAAACGATCAGCTAATTTGCTATATGCCAAAAACGCTTCATAATCTTCATCAGACATACTAGCTGTTGATACAGGTGCTGTTCCAGCAGCAGCGGCAGTTGGTTCTTCTTCAGCATTAAAATCTTCAGAGCCATCATCGTTAGGTACATCATCAAAATATTGTGCTAATGGATTACCACTGCCAATAAATAATGCTTCAGGACCTGTTACTTCTTCTGGTTGTTCTTCACCTGGTGCAGGTGTAGCTTCTACTTCACCACCAGCTCCTAATTTAACTAACACACCAGCATCTAACAAACCATTAACAATAGCATTTGCTATTTGTGGACGAACAAATCCAAAATGAGATTGCATTTGAGCTTTTTCAGCACCTGGGTTTTCGCGGAAATAATCTACAATTGATGACAAAGGTACACCACTTATAGTTTTAGTAAAAGAGGTTGAATCTATTTCTGGGTTAGCTAGCCTAAAGCCTTTAGCAACACGGGCCATTTCATCTATTCCATCTTCTTCTAATTGTTTTACAGATTTAATATTAGAACTCCCCTGTAAATCTTTAACTTGTTCTGGTGATAGTTTTTGAACAGATGTTCCACTAGATCCTACTATTTGGTAGGCGGTACCTTCAGCTAATACTTCTGTTATTGCTTCGCGTATGATTCTGCGTAATTGTTTTGCTTTCATTGTTTTTAATGATTCGTTTGTGATATCCATAAATATTAACTTAGTTGTGAAATAATAGTATTTATACGTTCTTCTGTAGAACCTGATATTTTAATTAATTTAGTTGGTTTATACTCATTTAGTAATTCTTTAATTACAAAATCAATTTTTTCGCGATAAATAGGATCTACAGTACGTACCCCATTATCTTCAATATTCACACCTTCAGGAGATACATAAATAATAGCATCATAATCGTTACGTATTTCCATTAATAGTTCTACAAAACGACGTTTTTCATACCAACCAATTGATTTAGCACTTAATGTAAATGCACAAACATCATATATTGTTCTATCAGTTATAATATTTGGTTTCATTAATTCAATAGAACGTTCAGCAGCAAATACTAATTGACCTTTTAATGTTGAATCAGTATTTAAACTAATACCTTGATCGCGCAAATATTTACTACGCTCAGTTGCTGTTTCATAATCTTTAAATTGATCTAATTGTTTTAAAGAATGTACTAATGTAGTTTTACCTACACTAATTGTACCACATAATCCTATTTTCATTTTTTTCTATTATTTATTTTTTTCATTTGACGTGCTGTTTTTTTATCTGCTTTAGCTTGCTTAATATATTGTTTCATAGCTTTTTCAGCACCTGCTTTATAATTAATATCTACACTAATAGGTCCATTTTTAAACTTATCAGTATCATATTCCCATATTTCGGTAGTGAATTCGTCTTCAAATTTGCGAATAAATTTCATAGTATTTTATACTCTTGCACCTGCTGCTTTACCAGCTGCTGTTTTATAGAAAGGTACACCGTTAACACTTTTCTTAAATTCCAACCATTGATCTTTGGTGTACTTAATACCAAATAAGTAATATTCGGCTTGGCGTTTGTTGTTTTGAGGGAGTAGAGCGGGACCGTCCCAATTATGACATTTATTTACGCCATTAATGCAAACGTAATATGCAACTGTATTATCTGAGGTTCTAAGACGAAACGTTTCAAGTGATTCTTTCATATGTTTTTATTGTAAATATATGAAAGTTATTTTGACTAGTCTAAATCTTCTAAACCAGTATCATCTTTTTTCAAATCACGATCAATATCTCTCATTTCACCTATTGCCCATTGTTTTTGAGATGGTGTTAATTCATCATTAACCGCATTTTCTACGAATGGAAAAAATTCGTCGTCTGGAAGTTTATATAATGATGCAAAGAATAATTCACGAACACGTGCATCGTCTATATCACTTTCGTTATATAACTTAGAAATAGCATCGTATAAAAATTTACCAAAACGTAAATCGTTTGGTTCGTTTGATAATTTATCTACAGCACCTACAATAGCTTGGTTTTTTTCTTTATCAGCACTAAATCCTTCTGTACCAACGATTTCATACAATCCTTTTACAATTTCATGTACAAGCATTGGGAAACAAATTGCTTTAGCTTTAATAACGAATTGACCTGTTTCTTCATCATACTCCATTTCACTTTCACCACCTTGCATTTTTTGACCTTGAGCTAATGCTGCAAGCATCATTGCTATAGCATTTTCATCATCATAAATACCAAATGCTAATTTTAATATTTCGTTATATTTTTCTACTAAAGCTGGGTTGATATTATCTAGGTATTCTTTAAATAGCATAAAACCAAATGCACCTCTAATTGAGGCACCTTGTGTTATACCATTTATAATGCGGCGCTTAGCCTTCATTTTTTCAGGGTCATCTTCACCAAAATCCATAGATGCCGGGTCTTCACTTGGTGGAGGTGGTTGAATATCCATATCCCCCATTCCAACTATTTTAGCATCAATTCTGATATTAGTATAGTCAATAATTGGATAAGCATCTGTTACCATTTGAGCAGCTACCATTTCTAATTCATCACGATATCCTTCTTCAGCATCAATAATTTCATTCAATACTGCTTGGGATTTCGTTAATGTTTGCATTAATGACTTGTTACCAAGCATTGAGCGTAATGATTCGCCTGATTTACCTTTTAGGCTAGCCATTGTTTTTGGTGAGAATATTTTTTCGTATTCTACTTCTACTAAACGAGCCATTATTTTTTAGATTTAAATCGTTTGATTACTTGTTTTAACATTTCAGCTTCCTTCATAGTAGCTTTTGGAGCAGGCTTTACATTAGGATTTCCTAATGGACGACGTGGTCCTTTTTTTTCACCTGGTTTACCTGGTGCTACTGTTGGTTTTGTTGATGGGGCTGGTTTAGAGGGTGCAGGAGCGGCTTCGCTTAATTCTTGCTTGATAATACGGCGTATAGATTCGCGTAATTGTTGCTTAGTCATTAGTAGATATTTATAATAAATATTAGAAAGGGCAAAGCCCATGTACTATCGTTACGGTATAAAATTAATGATATGAAAAAAATAATAACTTTTTTTGCTTTTGTTGCTATTTCAACAAGTACATCATCTCAAACTAAAGACACATTTACTTTAAAAAGTCTTCCAATTTATGATCAATTTGGTAATCTTTATATGGTTACTAAATCGTTTAATCATATCCCTACTAGTCAGGATACATTAAATTTTGATAAAGAGAGTAAAATTCAAGTAAATCTTTTAATGGATAGTGTTAAAAAGTATTATGCTCCTACTCCTATTCGCAAAAAATCTAAGAAAAAATAATTTATTTTGCTGATTTATATTGTTGCAAAACATCTTTACTAAAATTAATACCATTCATTTTCTTATTTCCCGCGTATCCTTTTTTTCTCATCCATTCAACATATTTGTTCCAATCTTTCATTTGTTGATCTGTAAGACCAGATTTGTTTAGCAATTCAAGTGATTCATTACCTTCAATACCCAAAGCAGCAATAATTGCTTTATCTTTAATATCAAGTAAAAAAGCTCCGGGGAATATAAAATTAGATGTAATTTCTCCATTTATCCCATCTACATCTGTTTTTTCAGTAGAAGACATGTATGCTGCTTCTATTTTTGCTCGTTCTGCAGGGCTAATATCTTTATATTTTTTATCTGTATTAATAATATATCCTTTATTATTTTTCCACTGTGCTAAAGTATATTTTTTATAGGCTTTAATAGCAGTTTGTACATTTTTAATATCAGTTGAATCTTTAACCCAAAAATTTGGGTTTGTTTTAGTAGTAGATATTGTTTGAGTTGTGGGTTGTTTTGGTAAATCCTTTAATGGTTCTTTTTGTGCTTGGGTAAGTTGTGGAGAAGTAAGTAATGCTGCTATTACGGTAGCGGATAAGCCTAATTTCTTAAGCTTATCCATTATACCTTCATCTAAAGTATCGTTTTTTAATATTGCTAAAGCTTGATCAAATTCTTTTTGTTGATCAGGAGTCAATTTTGCTTCTAGCAATAAATCCATTAGTTTAATCATGTCAATAAATATTCAGCAACATAGATACCATGCGCTCCTGATACTGTAATTCCACGAGCACTTAACGCATCACCAACAAAGTGTACATTTGGAAATTCAGTTAATGCTAGGTTAGTATAGTCAACTAGTGGTTCTGGTGATAGATACTTTACCTCAGGAATATACATACCCCAATCATCACCAAATTCGAATACTTTATTCATTTGATCGATGAAACTAATAATATAATCAGCATATTTACCAAATACTTCTTTAAATTCTTCTAGACTATCTATTGGATATGCAGATACTGTTACTCCTTCAGATGTTAATGCTGGTTTACGAGTATTATTTGGTGAATAATATAGACCTGTGTGGTATTTAGTATCAGCATAAAATTCAATAAATTGTAATTTTTTCACTACATCACGTGACCATTTAAATGGATCTTCAATACCTTTAATTTCCATCAATATACCAAAGTTGGTCATATCGTTTCGGAATTGTTCACCCTTTTTCGCATGGCCGTTGTACGTGATATCGCCGTACGTTTCCTCCACGGCCACGTAAGCGGCATTGTTATTAGTACAAAAGCTACGTAGAGAAACATTTTCGTACTTCTGATATAATTTGAAATCATATGATATATCTATTAATTTTTGAAAATATTTTTGTGGTGCTTCAAATCGAACACCTATTTGAACTGATTTAGGTTCAGTTGGTAATTTATATTTGTCTGATAGTTGTTGTGCAAAGTCAATACCTGATTTACCTACTGCAAATATTAATTCATCGTATTGTTTTGCTCTAAATGTTGTTTCCGTTGATTTTTGATACAATAATCCATTTTCACTAAAAATTATTTTTTTAACTTCAGCATTCCAAATAAAGTGAACACCCTTATCAATTAAATATTGGTACCATGCTTTAGCAATCTCGTGCAAATAGTTACTACCAATATGCCATACAGGAAACAAACGTAATCCAAAGTAGGGTTTAATAAAGTCTGGTTCCGCTACTGGATCAGAACAAAATATTTCCTCTGGTTTAGGGTGAAAGCGTCTAAAGTTACTAATAACTTGATCCATCAATTCCATTGCTTTATCCTCACCACAGTACTTAGATAATTGACCACCGATTGCAGTGTGATAAGTTAATTTACCATCACTCCATCCACCAGCACCTAGCATACCTGTCATTACCTCTTCAGGTAAGCGGTTATGTGGGTCATTACCTTTATCAATAACAGTAATTAATTCTCCAGGGTATCCATTATCTACTAGTTTAGTAGCAGCGTTGATACCGGCTACGCCTGCTCCTACTATAACGATTTTTTTATCCATTCTGGTGTGTTATTTAATTTATTATAGCTTAATTGTTTATTTTTAATTTTATCTTCTATATAATATGTTTTATATCCTTCTACAGTATCTTCTTTTTTATATTCGTCAGGCATACATTGAGGTGGAGGTGTAAATCCACTATCAGGAATATTAGGTTCATTATCACGACACCACTCCAATACATCTTGTGTTTTATGACGTTTGCCATAGCGAATGGTAAATTGATTACATACCTCTAAACCGTGTTTTACAACCCACCTATATTGTTGTATAGATTCTCTAACCCATTTAGTTGATGGGTGGTTTAAATGAGCTTTTTTATATGGTGCTTCACTACCACTAGCCCAATGTGCTGTGCAACACATTTGTGCTGATTCAATTTGCATTTTACGAATGTGATCGTCTGCTAGTTCTTGTGCAGCGATAACTGGGTCTGTGTTTATATAAAATATATTCATAAACTAAATGTATAATTTTTATTTTGACAAACAAATAGAAAGCGCACCTTTT